GTCTTGTAGTCGTGAAACTCTTTTTTGAAAATATCTTTCCTAGTCGGATATATCACATTGTGGCCATCGAATGACTCACTTGCGTCTTTCTCAAGAGAGCTATCAAATTTTTCTTGAGTCAAACTCTTGAAGACATCGGTTGATTGTCCACCCATTGAAGAGTCATCACCTGATGCATCAGAGTCGTCGCCATCTTCGTCGGAGTCGTCATTACCAGAATTTTTAGCCAACTCTTCGGCCATCTTTTCCATTGCCTCTTGAAGGTCTTCATCAGTAACTCCTGTTGATGTCTCACCCTCGTCGGACGAATCTGAATTTTCTGATTTGGCTGAATGTGATTCTGTTCCGTCATCTTTGAAATCGTCATTGTCGTCGTCCATACTTGAGCCACCCATTGAAGGGTCAATCTCACCAGAGTCATCTGGCTTTGACATTTGTTCGTTACCGGACTCATCTTCTTCTAATTCTTTCTTTTCGTTTTTGGAACGTTCAAGAACTTCGTCATAAAGAGCCAAGATGTCTTCGAAAGATTCTGCATTGTATGCTTTGTTGTAAATCTCAGTTTCTTCATCATTTAAAGGAACATCGACAATCGAGCCAACTTTGGCATGAAGATTTAATCGGTCAAGGAACTGGAGTTCAGCGGGGTCTTTGTCAACTTCGAAAAATCCGTCGTTCCATAACTCAGTGTAACCTTCTTTGAAATAACGAGGAAGACCTGCGTATGTTTCTTGAATCTTGCGTTCAATACGAATGTCTTCTAAAATGTTGATGATATCGAAGTGTTTGTACTTCGCTCTAAAATCTTCGTCCCACTCAGGAGTATAAAGAGCATGCCCTACTTCGTGACCGAGGAGCATGTCATAAACTGACTTAGACTTATCTGACCAATCTGGTAAACCAAGTACCCGATTCTTAATATCGAAATAAGCTGTCCTAAAATTTCCGTGATTGACGGTAATATTCTCTTTGGCCAATAATTTACCAAGAGCTGACCGACTCTCTTTTTTAATCAATAATTCATCTGTCATATTGTCTAACCTCATTTTCTACTACTATATTACAAGACTAATAACCCAATGTAAAGAACAATCGCACTGCAAATGCATTTTATTTTTTACCCTTAAAGCCATATACCGCAGGGGTTTACACTAAACTGTGACATATTGTCACTAATTTTTTTTAATTTTACTGAAATTATTTTGCTTTTCGAACTCGATTTTTGCCGGAAATTTGCCATCGAGTAGGTCTTGCTTATGGGATATAATAAATGTATTAGTTCCCTCGTCTAGTGTATATAATATCTTCAATAGATTATCCACACCATCTGCATCAAGTGAAGAATCAAATGTTTCGTCCAACATTAGAAGATTTGTATTAGCAGAGTTTTTCATCTTAGCAATTTGTCGCCAGCTGAATAGTAATGCCAAATCAATTCTTTGTTTCTCACCTTCTGAAAAAGACGGATATGTAAATTCATCGCGATATCTTGATTTGATAGTCTCAACAAAATTCTCGTCGAGATTGAATGAAACAAAAAAGTCTAAAGTTTGTAAATGTTTATTAATTAGATTATTCATTACTGGTAGATACTCTTTGATAATCTTTGTTTTAATTCCGGTATCTCTTAGTAATTCATATAATGCATCAAAGTATGCTTTTTCTTCAGTCTGATTTAATTTGGTTGTTTGCTCATCTTGTAAATTATTTTCTAGCTCACTTAATTCTGATTTTGTTTTTGTTGTATCAGCAGATGGAGTATCAAGTCTTTCTTGTAAAGTTGTAACTCTAGATTGTGTAGAAGTAATATTACCAGTAACTCTTGTTAAGTCACTTACTTTTATTGTTTTGAATTTTTCCTTTTATCTGACCACCAAGAGAAACTAACTTTTTTCTTTTTTCACTAAGACGATCTAACTCTACTCTATCAGGGCCAGGTTTATTCATATCTTCTTGAAGTTGTTTCTGTTTTTCAACTAGAGTTTTTATTTCTTCTTGCAAAGATTCAATATCACTTTTAAGTTGATTCTTTTTATCGTCATCTAAAGATGTAAGCTCTGATAAATGTTTATTCGTTAAAGTAATTTTTTCTTCAAGTATTTCGATTTGGTGTTCAGTTTCTTTTATTTCACTTTTAAGAACATTAAACTTTTCTTTGAGAATAACATTCATTTTACTAAACACATTAATATCAAGTAATTCTTCAACCACCAATCGTCTTTGATAGGTTGGTAATTGCATAAAAGGAATAAAGTTAGATGAACCAAGAACAACCACTTGGTGAAATGATTTATGGTTTAACTTAAGAACGTTTGTTTCTAATAACTTTTGATAATCTCTCGCGTGCGACTCTTGATTTAAAAGTTTACCATTCTGATAGATTTCAAAGATATTTGGCTTTGCTCCACGAATAATTTTATATTCATTAGACCCAACAGAAAATTCAATAGTGGCTAATAACTTTTTATTATTAATAGAATTAACCAATTGTCCTTTACTGATTGCTCTATGTGCTTTACCAAACAACGCAAAAGATAATGCATCAAGCATTGTTGATTTACCAGAACCATTATGTCCAACTACCAATGTAGCTTTATCTTTATTTAAATAGATTGTTGTTTCTTGGTCACCTGTAGAAAGAAAATTCTTATAGGTTAATTTTTTAAATACTATCATGGGCCTGAGCTTCTACATATAATTCTTGTAGCATCTTTTTAAGTTTATCATTATCTAAATTTGTTTCAGTTGCATCTACATATTCATTTAATAATGTTTGTGTATTGGCAGTTGAAATTTTTTCATCATCTACAGAATCACCTGCATACTCTTCGAAGGTCTCTATTATCTTTACCTCGTGAGGATTAAAATTATATACTTTTTCTAAAAATTTGTCAAACTCAAAAAGATTCTTTTTTGAAATAACTATAATCTTAATATACTTGCCAGCAATTAGATTTTCTCTTAGCTGAATAGGGTTTTCTTCATCATAAGTAATTCTTTCAAATAAAGTATAAGGATTTCTCACTGGAGTCATTTCACGGGTATTAGTATCAAAGATATGAAAGTGTTTAGGGTCTCCTGCATCATTCCATGTCAACTCTAATTGTGTACCAAGATAAGTTACATTGTCTTGTGTTGACTTAGTGTGATAGTGACCAGAATAAACTGCTTCAAATCTTTTTAGTTTACTCTTATCCATACCATGTGACTTAATATTAGCATTAGCCATATATTGAAATCCACCTAGCTCGAAGTGACCCATAATAATATTTGACTTACTATGTTCTAAAAAGTCTAAACATTTGTCTTCATTTTCAGGGCATATCCATGGTACCATACCAATTGTCATATCACCAAAAGGTAAATCAACTGGGTCTTCATAAATAGAAACCGAAAAACTATTTTGAGAAAGAAGTTCTTGTAAAGAGTTTAGTTCATTTGTATTTTTATAATAAACATCGTGATTGCCAGGAATGATAGACATGTGTATCCCTCTTTCACGAAGTACATCCAAAAACATTTTTTTATTCTGATTAAGAGCTTTAAAGTTTACATACTTTCTATGTTCAAAGTAATCACCTAAGTGAATAATTGTTTTGATGTTATGTTTTTCCAAATATGGAAAGAAAACATTTGTATAAAACTGTTCTGCATTCTTTAAGAACACATCGCTACCGTTCTTGACACCACAATGGGTATCATTAATAATCGCTATCTGCATAATATATTAATTCTCTAAAAATTGGTCTAATTGACCAGTCACTTTTTTCTTTGCTTTATTCTTTATTTTTTTACCGAACTCTTTTATTTTATTATCTCTATCTCTAATAGCCGCAGACTTGTGTCTTATTCTTTCGACAATAGAGTCTGAGTCTGAATATTCTGCGGTATTCATAAAGGCTTCAGCTCCTGCATAATCAATGTATAACTCTTTAATGTCTTGTTGTCTTTTCTCTTTTGCTATACGACGTAAAAAGGCAAAGTATGATATTTGTGTAAAGTACGCAAAAGCATTAGGTAATCCTGTTCGTGTAGCTTTAGTAATATCATAATTCATAATTGCCTTAATACAATTTTCAACCGCATCCATTACCATTTCTTCTCTATAAGTATATGAAATGAAGTTTGGTTTATGAGAAAGACCTTCAGAGATTTTTAAGAAACATTCACCAATATAATTTGGTATAGTTGGTTCTGATTCTCCTTTATCTCTTGCATCATTTGCAGAGTTAACGTAATCTACGACAGCTTGAGAAAATTCTTTATTATTAACATAGTGTTCTTTAGCTCTCTTCACTCTTTTTTGTTTTTGTTTCATAGTGTATATAATATATCACATAATGTAAATTTAATCAATAAAAAAATATGCTTTTTTTTAATTTTTCTCTTTACATCATTTGACAATTCCTGTATAATAGTTTAGTACCAAACC